TAATGCTTGCTTATCAGGTCTGCCGGAAAGTCTTTCTCCGACACCTTGAAGCCGAGACGTTCTGCGGCCTTCACCACGATGGCGTACCTTTCGACTACAGACAGCGCGTTCTCAACCTTGTCGAAGCAGCCGGCGAGAATCATGTTGAGGACATGACGTGCGTTGACAGGGCATCGCTTCACCTCATTCTCGTCGTCAGGGTCGTCCCAATATTCGTATTTCTTCAGCTTGTAACGGAACACGCGATCTATGAAGTTGTCGATGCTGGTGTATGAGCCGTTCTTTTCTCGTTCCTCGATTATCCATTCCACAGCCTTTGCGCCGACCATCTTGATTCTGGTGAGCGACCAAAATATCGAGTCTGTTTCGTAGTCGGTGAAGAAGGAGACTTCGCTCTTGTTGATGTCTGGAGCCACCACCTTGGCGTTGCTGCAAGACTCCATTTCGCTCATAAGCATCACAAGCTCCTTGTCGTCTGCCCATTCGAGCGCGACCGTGTAGAAGGCGGTAGGATAGTTCGCTTTAAGGTACACTCCGACGTATGAAGTGACAGCATACGCTGCTGCGTGGCTCTTGTTAAAAAGGTAACTGCCACACGCTTCTATCTGCTGCCAAATTGCAGTTGCATCTTCGTCGGGGCATCTGTTCTTCTTCGCTCCAGCCATAAACTTTTCCTTCATAGCTTGGATTTTCTCGACTTTCTTCTTTGAAATGAACTTGACCAATTTCACACCGTCTCCAAGGCTGAAGCCGCCTACTTCGCGAGCGATGAAAACCACCTGCTCCTGGTAGGTTATGAGACCGAATGTGTCCTTCAGCGCGTTGTACGTCCCCCACAGGTAAGTCGGGGCAACCAGGCCGTCCTTGCGGTCGATGTATGCTTCGGTCGAGCCGTTCTCCAGTGTTGCCGGGCGGAAAAGCGCGTTTGCCGCGATGAGGTCGTTGATGCAGGTCGGCTTCATGCTTACGAGAAACTTTGTCATTCCCTTTGAAGAGAATTGGAAGACATTCTGCGTGTAGCCGTTTCTCAACATCTTATACGCCTTGTCATCGTCCAGCGGCCCTGTCGCTATGGATTCCAACGAAAGATTCGCCCCATATACCCTGTTGCATATATCCATGGTCTGCTGGAGCTTGGAGAGTTCTTTCGTTGCAAGGCAGTCGTTCTTCAATAGTCCGCACTCGTCGAGCTGGTAGCCGTCAAATTCAGAAACGAGTATGCCGTCAACCTTTTTGATTGGGGTATAGTCGTAGCACTCAACATCTTCATCGTCCAGCGTGTCAGGAGTGACGAGCAGAGCCGAAGCGTGTACTGAACTTGAACGAGGCTGGAACATCAGCGTGCGTATGTCCTCAAACAGCCTCGGGTAGTCTGCTATGAACTTGGCGAACCGCTTGTTCTCGGCAGCCATACGGAAGATGCCTGTGTAGTCGTATTTGTCATTGTCAATCATCGCCGTCATGTAGTTGACCAGCGACACCGGGATTCGCATGGTTCGTGCAACATCCTTGATTACCGCTTTTGCCTTCAGCGTAGTGAAAGTGCCGGCTGAGAACACACGCTGCTTGCCATCATGGTTGTAGCGTTGCTCGATATATTCCTTTACTTCCTGCCGTCTGTCTGACTGGTAGTCGCAGTCCACATCAGGAAGGCTTCCCCCAGGCCCTTGCAGATAGCCTTTGCCGATAAATGTGTCGGCCGCCGTTACGGGATTTTTTGACTTGTGTATTGATACGTTTCTGACTTTCATAGTTCTGCTTGTTTCAGGTTTTCGGGGTTGAAGTACCCAGCGTCTCTGTAGGATTTCTCAAATGCTAGTATTTCAGCATCAGGCAGTATATGACGGTTGGTTATGAACGTGTCGGTTGCTATCCCTTCCAGCGTCTTGCAACGGCTCAACGCTACATATATCTGTCCCGGGCTGAAGATTGACTTGGCGTGTATGACTATGTTGTCGAATGTAAGTCCTTGGCTCTTGTGAATGGTTATCGCCCATGCCAAGGTGACAGGGAACTGGAGGCAGCTGCCTGTCTCGTCCTTTTTGATTTGTCCGTTGGAAACGCTGTATTTGTAGCTGTGCCACTTGTGCTTTTCAACTGTAGCTGTGCCGCCGTGGTCCAGTGCAACCTCAACAGAATTGTCAGTGATGTCTGATACTGTACCGAGCGAGCCGTTTGAAAAGCCCTGCTTCTTGTCGTTCACCAGCATCATTACACGCGCACCGACCCTTAGCTTCAGGATATTGTCGCATGGTGCTGACTTGGGGTTGAAGTCTCCCTCGATATGAGCCTGGAAAGAGTGGGTATATTCGCCGAGCAGTTCCTCGTTAATTTTTGCCACGTCACGCTTCAGGCTACAGATATGCAGACAGTTCCCGGAGAAGTTCTCCGACGATGCCCGGTCACGCACCTCTGCGAGGTCTTCTATGTTTTCGCTGGTGAGGCTGTAGGAGCGGATGTTGTTGAGGATTCCAATGAAGTTGCTGTCCGCTTGTCTGAAGATATGCGAGAGTTCAACAACGTCAAAGCCACAGTCCTTGAATACGTTTGCATAGAAGAAATACACGCCTGGGTACAGGAAGCGTATCGCTTCCTGCTCTGCTTTAGGCACAACTGGCGGCAACTGGAACAAGTCTCCGAACATGATGAGCTGAACTCCTCCGAATGGCTTGAGTGACTTGCGGTAGCGTCGCAGCTTTCTGTCGATGTAGTCAATTATGTCAGGGCGTATCATGGAAACCTCGTCGATGATGAGGGCGTCGATTGTGTTCACCAACGCTATTTTCGCGCCGCTGAAATGCCCTTCCAGTTTCCCTGAGGGGTTCTGTATGCCCATGGGTATTCCCATGAAGCTGTGCAGAGTAACACCTCCTGCATTTATCGCGGCTATCCCGGTTGATGCCGTTACGACAAATTTCTTGTTGATGTTCTCTACTATGTAGCGCAGCAGGGTTGTCTTTCCAGTCCCTGCCTTGCCGGTTATGTAGATTGGGCGGTCGCTGGAGTTTATAAGCTCCATTGCACGCTTCATCTCTTCTGTCAATGTTATATTCATATTTGCAACTCGTTGATTGTGAATAATTCGTCTTTGTTGTCCCACAGGATGTCGTCTCCTGCCTTCAGTTCATCTGCATATATCTTGACAGGAGTGTCGTTGCCGTCTCGTTTCACAAGCAGGCAGGCATCCTTATCGAGCCTTATCTTGTGTCCGTGTCCCAGCTCCACTTCGACATATTCTGTGGTTTCAATGTCTTCTCCGATTATTGTAGTTTCGGCTTGGTACAGCCCTGCTCGTTCAGGCAGCAGGAAACGCTCGAAGATAAGGTTGTACCGCAATGGGTCTGTGAGCGTTATGCCAAGCAGATAGAGCAAGAGAGACCCTGCGGCAGAGCCTCGCCCGCATCCTGTCAGGATTCCGTTGCGTTTGCACCAGTTTACTGTGTCATACTGGACGAGCAGGTAATCGACGTTGTTGGTGGATTCGATGATGTACTTCTCATACTCCATCTGTTTGCGATATTCCTCCTGCTTTTCAGCCGGAACAAGACGTTGCAGCCCTTCTTCAAGAAGCTGGTTAAACATATTGTGGGCTGTCCCGTACTTGCGTTTCTCCTCCTCGGTCATGTCGTATTCCGGCATGAAATTTCGCCCTGTCTCAAACCTTGCTTCAGCATGTTCTGCGATGTAGAGAGTGCCTTCGCAACATTCCCGAAACAGTTTGTCGATGTCCCATTTCTCCTGGTCGAACAGCTGCTCGAATACCGCATAGTGTTCGTCAGCGTCCTTGTAGTACTGGTCGTTGCTCTGCTCGTGCGCCGCTCCTTCAGCTATCTTGTTCAGGATAACCTTGTTCTTGGCATCGTCTTTGTCGAGATAATAACAGTCGCATATCAGCACTGGAGGCACGCACCCATCAGCATACAGGTTGTCGAAATAGAACTTGGTTGCCTCCAACACCCGTATGTCGATGCGCTCGGCCTTGAACTCTGAAAGATCAACCTGATAGTACACCTTGTCAAAGAGTGAAGTCAGTTTGCTTATTGTTTCAGGGTTCTCATAGATATACCGAGAAGAGTACTTGTCGAGAACCAGCACGTTCCCCTTGCCTCGCAGTTCCAGTTCATTGAGGTCGATGGTATGTTCAGGGTTGTCAACCATTATGCACTTCTGTATGCGAAGAAGGTTGCGTAGACCTTGCTGGGTCTGGACGTACACCTTTGCTCCCACAGAATTGTCGTTGTCAGTAAATGTCAGCGAATAGCCAAACACTGGCGTAACGCTTGTTGCTTCGCACTCTTTCTGAAAGGCAAACAGCGATGCCATTGTATTCCTGTCGCATACTCCAAGAGCCGTATGCCCGAGATACTTGGCTTTTTCAATCCAGAACTGTGACATAAAGCTGCCGTTCAACAACTCGAATGGAGTGTGAATCCCAAGGTTGACAAACGGCACGTCATGTTCCAGTGGCTTGCGCTTCCCAACGTACTTGAGGATGTTCAGGGCAAACTCCTTGCGCAGGTTGTGGATGTACCAGTTGTCGCCGAACTGGAAGATGACATGGTTGATACCGTCTTCCATAAGTTCATCTGGGCATTGCGTGCAGTTGAAGACATATTCGTCGTCCTTGTCTTTCTTGAACAGGGAACTGACATTATCCATGTCCTGAACATACGCTTTCCCAAGCCCGATGATTTCAATGGTCTCGTCATCAACGGTCTTGTACTGTATCTTGTTGGCATCTAGCCATTCGTATAGACCTTGTATCATAAACATTGCACTGTTTGGAGTCTGTATTCGCGTGTTGTCATGAGGTTGCAGCTGAAAGTGTCGTACAGCTCCCAGAAGTCCATTGAGTCGAAATCCGCTTCAGGGTCTTCAATTCGGGCTATGTATACGTCGAAATATTCTTCAAGCGCATCTGCCGCCTTGAGGATTCCGTTTCTGGCATCTCCATCGTAGCCTATCACAACTGTCCTGACGCCCTTGCTCTGGAGCTTGTATATCTGCGTCTGTGACACTTTCTTGCCGAATGTGGCGACTGGTACAATCCAGTGGTTCTCGTACAGGTCGAACTTTCGGGTCAGAGCAATCACGTCAAACACGCCTTCGCACAGTATCGCCGTGTCGGTCTCTCCTTCGATTATCGCATCGTAGTTGTACAGCAGCTTCACGAAGTCGTTCTCGGTGCTGTTGTTGTACCGGCGTATCTGGTATTTGCCACAGCGTTTCGCGTCTTGGTTGTACTCATCGATAAGCTGCTTCGACCAAGTATGGCGTGCAACATAGCCGACCACGTCCCCAGCGTCTATTATCGGGAACACCACATAGTCGTCGAACTTGAAATTTAGGTGACAGGTAGTGCCGACTGGAAAATAGTCGTAGTCGTCGCCTTCAAAGCCCCTGCTTTTCAAGTAAGGGTTTCGGTAGCAGCGTTTCCAGCTTTCGGGCATATCGACTATTACAAGGTCGTCGTCAATTTCTGTTTCGCCGCCGAGCTTGTAGAAGTCCGGGATTTCAAGAGGTGCAAAGCTGGCGGTTTCTGTTATCTTGAGGTCAGACCTGCCCAAAAGGTCAAGTAGCTGGTCAAGTGTTGTAGTTGTATGTCCGCATTTGAAGCAGTGCGACATGAACGGTTTCTTGCGTTCAGTCTCGTTGCCTATGTAGATGCCGAACTTGCCTCCGTCCTTGCTGCACGCCGGGCATACAGGCACGATTATGTTCTTGCCGGAGCCGTCCAGATGTCCGTGAGTCTCCGCAAGTATTTCTTTTATGAGGTTGTCCTTGTCTTCTCGAGAGATTGTCATGATGTTGATTCAGTTGACTTTGTTGATGTTCATTGTCCGAACCCTGTCATAGAAGGCTTCGTGTTCATAGTCTGTAGCGATTCTGAAGGCGTCTCCTGTAGCGAAGAACCTGCTCTTTGCCACATGGATGCGCATGGTGTGTTCTTTGGCTTCCCTGCTTGACTGGTTGAGAGATATGAGATGCGTAAGAGGACGGCTAAGTCCTTTTGCCTCAGCTGTGTTGTAAGCCGTCAGCAGCTTGCTCTCGTCATCAAACCATTCTTTGCTCTCAATGGTGGACTGGTATGTTCCGACTACCCACACGTTCTCGTCCGTAGCCAAGTCTTTCAGGTCATTCGCGACATTGATACGCTTGATACGCTCCTCCTTCCGTGGATTGCTCTTGACGGCAACGTCGTCAAGCAAGTCTATAGAGTCCACGATTACCACGTCCAGCTTAGTGTCGTACCTGTCGTTGAAGCTCATGATGCAGCGGCGTATGTCTGAAGTGGTTATGTGTGCATCGAACTTGGGGTATGACTTGATGCACAGTTTGCCTGTAACGGCCTTGAGTTCCTCTTCCATGCTCTTCACCTTGCCCTCGTCAATGTTTCCGGTTTCGTAGCTGAAGGTAGAACAGTTTATTATGGAAGCCGCGTATGCGTTGAACGCTTCCTCTTCAGACCCCTCCAGCTGTATGTGAAGCACGTTAAGTCCGTCAACCTGACAGGCGCACTTGCCTACCCACCGGGCAATATGGCTCTTTCCCACACCTGTCGGCGCGAGGAAGCAGGTAAGCTGTCCCCGGAGGTTTCTTCCGTTGTTGCGCCTGTCAAGCTCGTCGATATAGAACCGTGTCACAGGGCGCATCTTGTTGGTGTCGTTGAACTTGTTCTTGTTGGAGCGGAACCGTTCTCCGAATTGCTCAATCACGTCAACAAAGTCAGGCGGCGCAAGGCTGAATCTCGATGACCAGTCTGCAAAGTCCATCATCTTGTCAACTGCGAGCTTGCTCCCGTCCTTGTTGTATGCGTCCCCTGCCTCGCTGAAGGCCTTTTGGAAACGCACCTGACGTATGTAATCTTCCAGCTGCAACAAGGCTTCTTTTGTGTTCAGCTTGTTTGCGTTGCTGATGTCTTCCACCAATGCCCTTACGCCATTGTTCGATTTGAAGGTTTGCAGGAGGCTGCTGAAAGCTGGAAAACTACCTGTCTTGCGGTAGCGATCCACTATATGCTTGTGGAACTCCTGAAAATACTTGTCAGGCAGGTAGTTGAGTTCGATGTTTTCAGCCAGAGCTTTCAGTACATAGTTGTCTTCACGGCTTGTCTGATACAAGTCGAGCAGAAAGTCGTCAGTCAGAAGCTGGGGGTCTTTTTTAATTGCCATGTTGTGTTCTTAGTCTGTAAAGTTCAGGGTATTTACGATTAGTCTCGACCTTGCACTCCGAGGTGAAAGGGCATTGTCCGCACGCTTTGGAACTCGGAGCCCATCCAAGTGTCGATACTTGGCAGACGATGTATCCTGCTCGCTGTCCGATATTCCGCAGTTTGGTGTGTTCTTCAGACAGTGGAGAGATGTACTTTGCCAATGGGTGTTCTCTCCTGTCCGCAATCATGTTGACAAGCGAGAGTCGGGTCAGGCCATGCTCCTTAAGCCAGACATCTTCGTAGTACTTGTGACCGTTCAGAGACGTCTGGAACGAGCCTACGACTTTCGGGCTGAAGGCAGTCTTGACGTTCCATCCAACATTCTTGACCCGATACACCGCAAATACGCATACATCCACCAGCCGCTCGGGTGTGACTGCTCCAAAGGCTACTTCCATCGCGCCTATGAACTTGCCCAGTGTCCGTGTGGTTGACGCGCCTTCTGAAAACTTGAAGGCTGGGTCAATCGTCTTCCGTATCATCGTCAGCAGGACTTTCTTCGTCTGCCTTGTGTATTCTGCGTATTCCATCGCGTGTGAGTTCTTTCTTGAGTTTTTGCCTGGCCAGGAACAGCCGGCTCTTTATGGTGTCGATGTTGCCCGACTCCAGCGTTCCTTTCTTACGTTCAATTTCCGCTATCTCCTTCAGGGAATGTCCTTCCAGCTGAAGAAGCAAAGCGTCCCTGTGGATAGGTGTCATCGAGTCAATCACTGCAAGGATGTCGTCGTTGTAGAGCTCCCTGTAGTTCGCAATGCACATGGCGTTGCTCGAGACATGGTCTCCTTCGATTTCATCGTCGGCCAACAGGTAGACATCGTGTGAGTCGTCGATTGAGTTCTCGTACCTGTTCCTGTTCCTCTCAATCTCGAAGACCTTCCGCTTGGTGCAGATGTGAAGCCAAGTGCGGATAGGCCTTTCGGGATTGTAGGTGTTTATGCCACGATAGAGCGTCGAAAGTACCTGGGTGTAGTTCTCCTGAACGTGCGACGGGTGGCTGCTGTACTTC